CCCGGATCGCATCATAAACAAGCGGTGGCGTGTAGCAGTCGTCCGTTGTCTTTTTTGGTTTGAATTTCTCCGTGAACGCATCGTATTCCGGGTTGTCGTCGAATAAGTATCCCTGTTCCCATTGCATGCTGTAGCCCTCCTTTGTTTTTTCTGCCCGTTCAAAGCATGGCCGGAGCCTCCGGCCATGCGTTCAGCGTGCAGCGCTACTCTTTCATTTTTTCGAGTGCTTTCTCAGCCTCTTCGCGCGTGAGAAATATCCTTTTTCCCATCTCATACAGGCACAGCAGAGTAAATTTGAACTCCGCCACGCCAATCCTGTGCCTTCCATTCGGTTTCTGTACATATTGGATGCGGTACACCGTATCGCCTATCTTGCATGGAAGGACGAGGACGCGCCCCTCTCTATCCGCCTGCAGCAGCTCTAGCGCGCGTTCTCCCAATTGCTTTTCTTCTCTTACCATCACGTCACCTCCACGGCCTCATCCAGCCGCACATTGATCTTCTTTCCGCCGGACTCGATCACATATCCTCCGTGCCCGCCGTACCTTGCCTCGAATTTCAGCGCATCATACACCGCGCCTACCTTTGGCTGAAGCTTCTGGAATACCGGTATCCTTGTCATGATCCGGATGCGCGTCTGCGTCGGGAAATTTTTCTTTTCGAACGGAACGCCCTCGCGATCCTGCGCCACCTGTTTTGCCGCGCACGTCTGGCTGCAATAAAACTTTTTTGCATGATTCATCCTGTGCAGCTCGCGCTGGAATACCTTCCCGCAGTGTGCGCACTGCATCGTTATCATCGTCGGCATACTATCCACTCCTCATTTTTTACCCGGGCGCGGCCTTTGCAGCTGCCGCGCCCGGAGCCTTAATCCGGGTCTCCCTCCTGCGCACCTCATGGCACGGTGCGCAGGCATAAGTCCATCAAAAAATCAGTTCTCCCGGCTGTTTGCCGCCTCGATCTCCTTGCGCTCCTGCATAAAGCCGTGCAAAAACAACTCCAGCAGATTCGCCGCGCCGTTCACCATCTTGGTAAGATCCTTTTTGCTGATCTGGAGCTTGCCGGTCGTTACGACCTGCAAGTCCGGCCTTCCGATGATCTGTACTGTCGGATTCGGCTCGATCGTCCGTTTCCCGTCCTCTTCGATCTTATAGAGAGGCGGTGTCGCCTGCTCCATCACGATCCTCGGGGGATACTCCGTTCCAACGAAATCCACATCCCAATGCTTGCCGTTGTACTCATTTACAAACGAATCCAGCTCTACGGCAAAATATTGCATGATTTCAGCCATCTGTAGTTTCCTCCATTCCTACATGTTTTCGTCGTATGCCGTTTTCATCCTCCGTGAGCGGCAGTGCCTTTCTGCGTGCCCGCTCCTCCGGCTGCCATCCGCAGTGCGTGCAGGCCTCGTCGCCCGCGTACTCCATCTGGCAGCACCGCGCCGACTTCGGCAGCGTGCAGCGCTTTTCATCCTCTGCCATCCCTACACCTCCTGTATATCGATCCCGTATTTGGATCGCATCATTTTTTTGTTGCGCAGGTACTCCTTGGTGCGCGTGGGCTTGGACTTTACATCCTCTACCACCAGCTTTCCGCCGAAGCGATAGGAGAAGTCCGCCGTGTAGCGGATCGCGCGGATGCGCTGCCCGTTCTCTGTGATGTAGCTCTCCTGCAGCGTAAACTGCGGCTGCAATCGCAGATCTGTAATGATCTCCGCGCGGAGCATCACCATCAGCTCGTCGTACCGCCGCGCCTCTTTCTGGCTGTCGAAGCGCACCGCGCCGCGCTCTGCCTTCTGGCTTCCGTATTTCGTTTTCCCTTGGCTCCCCTTCGCAAGGGGAGCTGGCGCCGCAGCGCCTGAGAGGTCGCGCGCCTGCTTCGCGTAAAGCTCCCGCATCCTCGGCGGCATATCCGCCATCGACTCAAATCTCAGCCCGCTCATTCTGCTTCCCCGTAGTTGCAAAAATCGAATGGATACGCCGATGGCAAAACACCTTTTTGTCGTGGATGCCCGCAGTTTCCAAATTCCGTCCGATGCTTACAGCCCTTGCCCCGCACCACCGGCGCAACGTCTGCGGCGGGAGCATTTTTGAGCAGAAGAATGACTCTTCGAAGCAAGAACTCCGCTTCTCTCGTATACAAAGTCCCACTGTTCCGCTTGATCGCATCGATTGCGCCGGAACGTAGGATGTATTTATCACTCATTTGTGTCCTCCATCATCGCGCTACATCCCGCTCATTCGGTCACGCCTCCCGTATTTGTCCGATATTCTCCGTATCTGCAAAAATCACTCTCTGTTGGGCAATACATGCCGTGCTCCTCAGAGCAGATGACAATACCGTTTGCGTCGGTTCTCACCTTGTGTTTGCAGTCCCTGCACCGCACCACCTCCGCAACGTCGGCGGCGGGCACATCCGAGATGGATTGCAAGTTTTTTGCGCTGCACCCGTCCTGCATTAGTTTCATAAGCGCCGCTTCGCGGCTGATATAATCAGTCATAATCCATATATCCCCTTACAATCCTGTTTTGCATTTCATACGGCAGTGCAAGCAGAGGCGTGCATCTACTCAGGATCTCTGCTTTCAAAAGCCGCTCCGCCTGCCTCTTGGTCAACTGCGGCTCTCGCTTCTTCGGCGGCAGCTCGCCTTTTGCCGCCGCAATAGCGGTCGGGTTGTGCTTATGTTGACCCATCGTCCCGCACCTCCACGCCATCCTCGTCCAGCAGCCCCCAATCTCTCATCACACGGTCCCTGTGTACCATACAGGCCGCCTCTGCCGGAAACACAAAGGTTTCATCCGTAGAGCATCGTGCATAGTCTTTGCACCGGAAGCATTCGCCGAGGATTACGGCGGCCTGAACGCCCAGACCCTCAGCCTGCTTTTCAGGCGGCAAGTCCTCCATAAATGCGGTACAGTATGTTTCAGCCATCCTTCTTGCCCTCCCTTTCCTGCAAAGCCTTTTCGGCTTCCTCGCGGGTAAGGAAAATCGTTTTCCCTATGGAACTTCCCACGTATGAGCAGAACGGGATTGTATCAATGTCCCACCGCCCCTGTATTGCGAGGTATCTCATGTTTCCGACTTTGTGCTCTAAGATTTCTCCGCCGAACACTCTGAATAGCGTATCGCCCACTTTGCACGGCTGCACAATCACGCGACCGTCCTTGTCGGCCTCCGCCAGTTCTCGGAGCCGGTCATAACTGCCCATGCCGTTAAGAACGGACATCGCGGCGCACCACTCGCCGGACATACTATAAACTTCCTCCCGCAGCGCCGCGTTCTCGGCGGTCAGGCGCTCGATCACGTTAGCAGCCGCAAACTCGATGTATTCCCGCCGATCTTGGATTTCTCCGACCTTGCAGTTTTCGCACGCGTCGTCGTGTCCAAGCCCCTTCGCGCAGCACCGCAGCGCCTGCACGATTTCCTTGTCTGTCATATATCCTCCATTCCTTCAAAAACCATCATCAATGCCTTAAAAATCGGGTATGCTTGCTGCGGCACTACAGCGTTTCCGAGGCATTTAAGTCTGTCCACCCTGGCGGGAATCCCATGAGCCACTCTACCCACGTCGGGTTCAGTTGCCCAGCAACGTCCGTCCGCAAGCTCCTGTGATTTTCCCCGCCGTGCGTCCCCTGCGCATCCGCTGCACATGGCGTCGTAAACAGCTTCATTGCCACTCTCTGCGTCAGATTGCATTTTCCCGGGTCTTTTTTCCTGCTCGGCGGCACAGATTTCAGCGTGTCTTTGTATTCGTTCGCGCGCGGCGTCGGCCATCGCCCTTTCGTCCGGGCTAACACGTGCTCCCGCAGATTGCCCAACCCCCCATGTACGCCCTGATTGCTCGTAAATGTCGTTTTCCCGGCTGCGAGCAGGTTGATCCTCTTTTCTGTTGCTATCGTGCAGCCAGCCACCGTCGGCGTCGGCCACATCTGCGAGGCCGGTGAAGAATACCCTTGATCGTCTGTGCCAAGCTCCGACAGCCGCAGCCTCAAAATTAAACACGACGACGTGATAGCCAGCACGCTCCAGATCCTTGACCACCTGCCCGGCGGCAATCTTGATGATTCCAGGAACGTTCTCACCGACAACGCAACGCGGGCGCAGCTCGGTGATAACTCGGAGCATCTCCGGCCAGAGGTATCGATCATCCCCTTTGCCCTTTTGCTTTCCAGCCACGGAGAAGGGCTGGCATGGGAATCCGCCGGAAATAACGTCAACTGTTCGTAGGCCTGTCCGCTCATAAAAACTCTCCTTTGTCAGCGTCCGGACATCACGCCAGCGCGGCACGTCCGGCCAGTGCTTTTCCAGCACCTTCGTCGGGTAGTCGGCAAACTCGCATTGCCCGACGGTCGTAAAGCCTGCCCACTCGGCAGCCAGATCAAGCCCGCCGATCCCGGAAAACAGGCTCAGATGCGTCAGCATCGTGCCTCATCCCTCCCCGTCGTCAGTGCGAATGATCTCTGTTGCCTCTTGCAAATATCGATTTCCCATGATATACTCTCCTTATAAAGCTTTTGGCGGCCGCCCTATGGCCGCGCCCTCGTCCGGTTGCCGCCGGTCGAGGGCATTTTTTATCCGATCAGGAACTCCGGCTTATAATGGAGCTTCATCGCCTTGGCGTTCTGGTGGTACTCCGGCGCGCTCCATTTGTAGCCCCAGTATTTGGCCGCCGTAAAGATCGCGGCCAGCTCGTCTCCCGCGCGTACCGTAATGCTCTGATTGCGGTACACGACGGCGTAATAATTTTTCCCGGTATACCCGGCCTGCGCGATCACGCACGGCCTGCGCGGTGCCCGCTCTCCCGAGTAATCTGTGCTATTTTGCCGCATACAAATGCCCCTTCCTTACTTTCCTCCCCGCGTGCGCGATCTCCCGCTGCGCCACGAAATTCAGCTCCTGCGCGTGCTTCTCTGCGAGCTGCTTTTGATAGATGTGCTCCCGGATGGACTGATACAGCATCCACGAGCAGCACATCGCGCTGCATCCCGGCGCACGTCCCGGGCAGTCCCTCCCGCATGGAGGCGGGACCGGCTTTGTCTTTGGTGTGTACCGCATCATTCGTCCACGGCCTCCTCCCACAAATGCTGCATCCACGCCGCCAGCGTCAGCAGGCGCTTGCGCGTCTCCAGCAGCATCCCGACGGTCTCACGATCGATATGCGGCTGACTGCTCAGTATCTCCGCGTCCTCCTGATCCTGTTCAGCGGCCCGTGTGGCCGCGTCGATCAGGTCGGCCATCTGCTCCGGCGTCAGCTCCACCGGAATTTTCCCGTTACTCGCCATCTTTCTCGCGCTCCGCGATCCGCATTGCCTCGCGTATCACATTCCCGCCATAGGCGTCCTTCGTCAGCTCAAAAAATGCCTCGCGCGTCATATCTGCGCTCAGGTCGATGCCGTGATCCTTCGCAAATGCCTTTCTCCCGGCCTCGCAGCTCCCTGTCAGCCGATGGTGCCAGTCGTACAGCATCATTACCGGATACGCCGTGTTCGGCTTGATCTCATCAAGGAACGCCGCAATCCGTTTCTCCTGCGGCATATCCTCAAATGCCTTATCCCGCGCAGACTCCACGGCGGCACGGGCCGTTTCCCCATGCGCAAAGAATCCATCTACTTTTGCCACAAAGCACGGCGTTAATGTTAAGTCCCCTTGCAGGATGTTGCCTTTTGCAATGTTTCCATGTACCGCCGTTATGATCGTCTGCACACCATCGATCATATGTACATCTTCGCCGTCGTACTTTTTAATGCCGGAGCCGTAGCCGTAGCCGTAGCCGGATCGCGCGGCCAGAAACTCTTTGATTTTTATCGTTTCCATACTCTTACTCCATTGATGCTCCGCACCGCCTCGTCGGTGCAAGGGATGATCTCAATAATCCCGAGTACCGTCATTGCCGGTACCGTTACCGTAAACTTACAGTTTCCAGGTGCTTTCACTCCCTCCGTTGCGAGCTGGGACAAGCTCGCCGCTCCATCCCAATACCACAGCCTTCTGCAATCAACCAGATCTGCCTCGGCACCTCTGCGCTCCGCGATCTTTGCGAAGAATACGCCCGCCCGATCGCACCGAATGATGTAATACTGCTCGCTTTTGTTTTCCATTATTGTTTCCTCCTTAAATTTCGTTTCCCGGCAGCTTCGCTCGAAGCGCCTTGTTTTCTGCATCCAGCCGCTCGATCCTGTCGGCTGCGTCCAGGCCTACCTTATCAATGTCGCAGCTTGTCCATGTATCCGTTCCCAACTTCTCTTTGAGCCGCCCGTTCAGCTGTTCTTTCTTCCAGTATGGGCACTGCTCGCAGTTACTTGTATGGTCACCCGGTGTGGATATGCACCGCAGCGTCCTGATAATATCCTCACAGCTCATACAGCACACTCCCCAATGCAGCGCTGATCGCCGCCGCTCCGCCGAAGGCCAGCGCCGCACCGGCCAGCTCCAAGGCCAGCAGCACCAGCGCCATGCCGGACAAAAACGCCCCTGCCAGCCAGCAGACGGAGAGCGCCGTCCGGCGTACCCGCTCTCTCTTTTCCCGCAGTCCATCTCTCTTGGCTCTGCGCTCGTTGCATTCGCGCTCACGCGCTCTCTGGTGATTGACTCCCGTGATAAACTCCACGTCGCTCATACGCTTTCCTCCCTCAGTATGGATAACAGATCGTCTCCCGCACCCTTTCGATCGGCACGGACAGCTTCCGCATCAGCGGCAGCACCTTGTCAAAGTACGCGGTCGGCTGCTCGAAAACGCGGTAGAGCGTCTTTTCGCTGCATCCTGCGTACCGGCTTGCCACCTCAATGGTGACGCCCTGCGCTGCCATTTCCCCCCGGATCATCGCCCGCAGGCGGTAATCCGTCGTCCGCTCGACTCGCATCTTCGGCATATCCTCACGCTTCCTTCCCTTCAACCTTTGTTGATTCTGTCTGCGGCCTCTTGCAGCGCGGCGTTGGCAATTGCTATGATCAGATCGACTGCCAGAGTTGTCACCAACACCGTCACTTTGTGCGGGTCTTCCGGAAATCCGTCAAACATCCATACCACCCCGGCGCACAGCGCCAGGGCGCCAGGCAGTACCGCCAGCGCAATCGCAAAGTTGCGCAGTACCCTTTTGATGAATCGCATATTACGCCTCCTTCCGTTCCGCCTGCATCAGCTTTGCCGCCGTTGCCATACCCTGCATATATGTGATCATGACCTCGATCTGCTGCGGGTTCATGTGCTTCATCTCGTGCAGCACGCCGTCGATCTTCTTCTTCTGTTCCTCGGACATCTCTTCACCTTCTTCCTTGACACTTCCTGTTCCTGCCTGTAAAATTGAGTCACCCGGGCAGCTCGGGGATCCTCCACGGAAAGGGGGTGTTGCCTTATGGAGACTCTGATTTCTTCCATAATGCCTCCCTCGATCTGTGTGCGCCGTAAGTTTCTCACAGTCGCCGCCAAGCCATAGCGCCATGGCGGCCGGGTCGCTCCGTAAGTGAGAGGGCCGGACAAAGCAGCCGTCGCCTCGGCTGGCTGCCGTCGTGGTCGCCCCACGTTAAAAACGCGGAAAACGGTATCCTTTGTCCGGTGCGCACAAACTGGCAGAGGTGGCGCGTTCGCAGGCGAGCGCTCGCGCCATCTCGCCGCCCCCGGGTAACTCAATTTTGCAGGCAGTCCCATCCTCCCTTGACACCTCCTGCCGCACCTGCTATCCTGAACTTGGAAGCGATGCGCGGGAGGTGTCATGACATTTTTGAATGATTTGGAGCTGGAACTGCAAGCCTCCGGCTCCATCGACAAGACCGTAACGGTCTATTGCCACAAATACAAGCGTAAAGAAACCGTCTTTTTTGTCCTCACGCAGCATCCTCAGCCCTTCGGCTATGTGTTCAACGCCTGCGAGCAGAATTGCCCTTCTGCCTGCATGGAACAGTGCCGTCTGCGTGCGGAGGCTGAATTTAAGGAACACTATTCGCAGTTACCCCTTCTCAGCCCCTCTTCGGGCTGACCCCGTTCGCCCACTGATAGATACAGCGCATCGCTTCCTTCAGCGCTTCCGCATACGGGTCTGCGCACCTCGGCCATGCGTGCCCGCCGTAATACGCGGGGATCAAATCCCGGTGCGTCTGGATGAGCCCCCCAAGCTTTGACATACCGTCCACCGCCGGATCGCTATGCGCGATCGCTTCCAGCAGCTCCGACTGAAGCCCGTGGACCTCGATCATGCAGAGCAGCCCGCGCTTGAGCGCCGCGTTGCACTCGTCGATCTGCGGCACCCTGTATCCGCACTTCACGGCTTCGTTGTGCCCGATCAGGCTTGCGATCATCATCGCCTGCTCCATGTGTGTCATGCCTTTCACCTCCTTCCAATCGATATTTCTTTTCTCTGTTACGTCCTCTGTAACTTGGTTTCATGCTATCACATCTCAGATTCGTTGTCAAGCACTTTTGTGAATCCCAGTTTCATTATTTTCTTGACAATGCATTTTTTCTGTGGTAACTTAGTTTCAGAAAGGAGGTCGCACATGAATAGCATCAACCAGCGGATCGATTTTCTGATAAAGGAACTAGGTATTACAAAAACGAAATTTTCCGAAGCGATCCATGTTTCTTCTCAATTCGTCTCCGCTATTTGTTCTGGTTCTAAGGTCCCGAGCGACCGCACGATTGCAGACATCTGCCGCGAGTTCAACGTATCTCTTGCATGGCTGGAGACCGGAGAAGGGGATATGTACGTCCAGCGAAGCGAGAACGAGCGCATGGCCCTGATGTTTGCCGACGTTCTGTCCGAGGCCGACGAATCTGTCCGCAAGCGCTGCATCGCTGCGGCAATGGAAATGCCCCCTGAGTTCTGGGACAACATCTACGAGTACGCGAAAAAAATCACCGGAAGCGAATGACCGCTTCCGGTGATTTCTTATCGAAGGATCTTTTCTGCCAGCCGCAGCAGCAGCCAGACCTGCTCATCAGTCGCCCGCTCAAGGATGTTTTTCAGTCTTTCTCTTGCCTTTTCCATCGTTTCCTCCCTTTCTCAACAAAAACGCCGTTCATTTTTCGTTCATATTTCCAGCTTGCACCATCCCTAAAATATGTCTATACTGTAAATATACAATTTATGGAGCTGACGCAATGAAAAAGCTAAGCAGTGAGTCCTGGCTATATGTAGTCGCTACGCTGATAATTTGCATAGTTGTCTCGTATAACATTATCTCTGGAATCAACGAGTCCGCAAAGGAGCGTATAGCTTACGCCGAAGAAGAATCTTATTCCGACGGCTATAATCAGGGCTATGAAGACGGCTATGATTCCGGTTATGATTTTGGTTATTCCGATGGTTCGTCTTCTGGCTATGATGAAGGCTATGACGACGGAAAGCAAGGCAACTTGTCACCTTCGGACAAGCGCACCGTTTATGTGACACCGTCCGGCAGAAAATATCATCGCAAGAGCTGTAGCAGCATCAAGGGGCATGATACCGAAAAGCTTCAGACATGGGAAGCCAAGGAGCGCGGCTATACCGCTTGCGCTCGATGTAATCCGTAGCCGCCTGTCGCCTCCGCCCCGTGACAGCGTGCCGTCGCTGCCTCGGGGCTTCGGCTTGCAAGCGATTGGGAGCCGCCTGTAGCTCAACCATACGCTTTCACCAATGGTTGTGTCCAGCCCTTTCCATGGTTTTCTCCGCCCCAATCATGGTTTTTTGGAGTGATTTTCTTGGAAAAAATGTTGTGGCAGCTCTGCCGCGAAGCAAAGGAGGCTTCGCATCTCACAAATCAGGCCATCGCCGACCGTTCCGGCCTCGCCCTGAACACCGTCTCTCAGTACCTGCGTGGCGAGTCGAAAAGCGCCTCGGTCTACACCGTCGGCCCGATCTGCAATGCCCTCGGCATCGATTTGAACGCATACTTCGGCATCTCGCCGCCCGCTCCGGAATCCGTTTCCGAGCTGCTTCGGCTGGAAAACAAAAGCCTCCGCATCCAGCGCGAGCATCTGCAGAAATCCCTGCGTATGCATCGGCTTGTGACGCTTATCCTGCTCAGCATCGTCGCGCTTTGCGCTTTTGCTCTGGTGGTGGATATCCTGAGTCCCACCCTCGGTTGGTTCCGTGCATAAAAATAGCCGCCCCGGCGCACTGCCGGAGCGGTATTCTGTATCCCTTGGAGGTGTCCCCATGAAAGTCCCCGAGCCTCGCAAACTGAAATCCGGCACATGGTTCATCCAGCTCCGCCTTGGCGGCGAGAGCATCCCCGTCTCCGCCCTGACCCGCTCCGACTGCATCAAGCAGGCGCAGCTCATCAAGGCCCAGCACCGCGCCGACCAGCGCGAAATCAAATACAAGACGGACAAGACCGTCCGCGACCTTATACAGGATTATATTGACGCACTGCCCGCCAGTACGTCTCCATCGACAGTGCGAGGCTACTTAAGCGTTGCTTCGACGCGATTCGCATCGGTCATGGATAAGGCCCCGTCGAGCGTGCGCGACTGGCAGTCCGTGATCGATGCCGAAGCAAAGTCTGTCTCTCCGAAAACCGTAAAAAATGCGTGGGGCCTGCTTTCGTCTGCCCTGCGCAGCGCAGAGATCTCCGTCCCACGCATCCGCCTGCCGCAGCCTCACAAGGCGGAGAAGCTTTGGCTGGAGCCGGAGCAGCTTCCGGAATTCGTCCGACTCATTCACGGCGACCGTTTTGAAATTCCTATGCTTTTGGCTCTGCACGGCCTCCGGCGCTCCGAGATTCTCGCCATGACCTACGACAAGATCGACCTTAAACGCGGCACCATCACCGTCCACGGTGCGGCAGTCCTCGACCGTGACGGCGCAATGGTGCAAAAGGCCGAAAATAAGAATGCCAGCTCCCGCCGCGTTATCCCGATCATGATTCCAGCCCTTGCGGCAGCCATCGAAGCCGTGCCTCCTGAACGGCGCACCGGCTTGATCTACGACGCCAATCCCACAACGTTGTATTGGCGCATCAATACCATCTGCAAAAACAACGGTCTCCCGGCGGTCGGCGTCCACGGCCTGCGTCACAGTTTCGCGTCGCTGGCATACCATCTTGGCTTGTCTGCGCAGGAAACAATGGAACTTGGCGGCTGGGCCGACAGCGATACCATGCTCAAGATTTATACACACCTCGCGCAGGCCGACCGCCTCAAGAGTCAGAATAAAATCGCCGCCTTTTTTGCAGAAAATGCTAACCAAAATGCTTAATTTTCAAAAAGTCATTGTGTCCCAACGCTTTTTCGTTCCATTTCTTGGGTTCGATTCCCGTACGGGTCACCAAAAAGAGAAAACCCGCAATCCATTGAGATTGCGGGTTTTTCTTTACATACCAATGCTTTCCGGGTTTTTATGCGTTGTAATATCTGACACATTCTCGCATTGTCTGACGCATTCAGGATGCAATTTTCAACACAAAACGCTAACGAAAAATGCTAACGGTTTTGCTTCACAATGCACCTGTAATACGCACAAAGCTTTTCCTCCGGGCCGGGGCCGTCCTTGTCCATCAAGAACGCCCGCGCCAGCTCCGCGTAGAACTCCGGCACGTTGGCTCCGAACTTCCGCGCCACGTCGTAGTAGTCCGAGTACATCATGTTCATGGTCACACCCCATGCCCAGCGGGGGATGTCGTGCGGGATGCCGCTCGCATCCGCGACGGCGGAAGTCTGATCCATCGTCCAGTGCGGCCCGACCGTGCCGTCGGCGTTCTCCATATGTTCCGCCCACTGCATCGCTGTCTCGCGGTCGAAGGTCTCCGGTCCGTTCTCACGCCCGTGCAGGCGCTCCATGGCGCAGATCGCGTCCGCGTACACACACGCCTCCTGCGCGCGGCCAAGCGTCACAGGTTTCTCCATGGCCTCGTGCAGCTTCGTGTAAAGTTTTTCGACATATTCTTTCATCGTGTCATGCCTCCTGGATATACCGGTAGAGTTTATCGACGTCATTCTGGTCAAACCGCATATCGCCCAGCAGCGGGACGGATACGGTCAGCTTGTTTTCAAAGCGCGGCCGGGTCGCGTTGTAGATCTTGTCGAGGTCGATGTTTCCGGCGTCGTCGAAGATCTGCATCATCTTTACCGCCGGATTCTCGCGCAGCGCAAGGATCTTCTCGCGGCTGCCCTCCATGATGAGTGCAAGCATGATCCCGGCCCCGATGCCCTTGCCGCCCGGCAGGTGCGGGATAACCTCATTGTCTGCGTAGCGCATCGCGCCTCGCATGGCCTGATCTATCGTCACTGTCATTGCAGATTTCCTCCTTTAACGATGGGGCGGCTATTGCCGCCCCTTTTCCTTAGCTGTTGCAGCACCCGCCGCACTTCTGGATCGGGTTGTAGAGCGTCTGCGCCGTGGTCGCGGTGCCCGTGGTGACGTCGGCGACCTGCTTGGGATAAAAGGTCGCGTTGACGTAGGTGACGATGGAGTTGTCACCGCAGCAGCGGCGCTCGGCCTCCATCTTGATCGCATCAAGCGCTTCCTTGCGGACGGACTCGACGTCCTGCTTTACCAGCGTGAAACTGTCCTCGGTGCGCTGGTTGTGGACGGCCTGCTTGCACAGCGTCTCACGGACGTCCTTGAGCTGCCTGTCGATATAACCGTACACCTCCAGCATCTTGCCGTCGTTGTACGTGTTGGCCTTGAGCAGCGCGATCTCGCTGTCCTTCGCGGCCAGCTTCTGCTCCCGGTCGAGATCGTAGCGCGTGACCGGCATGTTCTCGCTGCACGTCGGCGCCTGCTGCCGCGCGGCGAGCATGGCGGCGACCGTCATGGCAGGCGTAACTGCTGCAACGACGTCAGCGGCTGCCGGCTTGTTGTTCTGTCCGATGCCGCCCAGCAGATTGCCGAGCCCGCCGTTTGCCAGACTCATCGCGGCGCCGCCGATGCCAAATCCCAGCGCAGTCCCCGCGAGTCCCTTGCTTGCGTATTCCATAGTAGTACCTCCGATAAAATAGTAAGCTGGCCAGCTCCTATGCTCATTATGAGGCATCCACGAAGAACAAAAAACCAACTCTTCGGCCACTTTTCGGCCACAAAAATATAAAAACAGCCACCCCTTACGGAGTGGCTGCCTTCACATATGATAGTTTAATCCTGTTTTTCAATTGGCACGATCATCTTCTTATGTTCCCGCTTCTTCCAGCACGACTTAAGCCCGTCAATGTGCTCGAACAAGTCCTTGGGAATGGTTGCCTCCATTGGATCAAGAATGAAGTCAATTCCCTCTCGTCTGGCCAGTTTTGCTGCTGGCACAAAGTCGCTGTCGCCTGCCAGTAAAATTATCTGATCTACTTGTTTTTTATACGCAAGTGACGCAATATCTAATCCGATGCGCATATCAACGCCTTTCTGGTTGAAGGAGATCGTAAAATCTGATTCCGTTAAATCCTCAACGCTTCGTTCCTTTCTGCACAGTGCCTTTGTAGCATCCGCCGAAAGTGCAAAGTGCGCGCCTGCATCAGACAGCCGGCCCATTCGGAGTGCGACCTTGCGTTTCTTTTTCAATTCTTCAAAAAATGCATTTGCCCAACGATAAGTATCGGATTTTCCAAAGTCGATCCCGCACTTCAACGCAGGATGATAGACTGTCTTTTTCAGCGGCGGGCAATCGTAATAGAAGATACGATACAGTTCACGCTCTTCTCTGTGGTTACTATCCTTTCCTTCATCGCGAATGTGTGCCATGCAGTAGGCATACAATTCGTTTGCGCGGTCAATCGGGCTTTTATCACCCCGAAGGTAAAACGCCCGCTTTCTGTAAAACGCACCATCTACAAGAATTGCTGTCTTTTTCATATGTCAGCTCCTAAAAAATGATGAAGCCCCCGGTTGCAGCATTCCCCGTATGAATGGGGTGCTTAATACCGGGGGCCTGTTAATGACACAACGGACGTAGTAAACAAACATTACTTTCGTTGTGCTTATATATTATGACAGCGAAAATTCATTGTCAACCCATTTAGTAAAATTTAATATTCATGAGCCGCCCTATCCGGGCGGCTCTGTTGCATGTTCCCGCAGTACATTCACGCACCGCGCTATGATCTTCTTGACGCCGTTTACGCTCAGGCCCTCGCGCTCGGCAATGCGCTCATGGCTCCAATCGTCAAGAATCTTCCGTTTCAGGATTCCCCGGTATCGCTCCGAAAGAATCCATTCGTCGATCAAATGCTCCCAATCGCTGCGGCTCAGACTCGGCAGCCCCCGCAGCATATGCCCTCCTTACTTCGTGTCCAGCACGGCGATATTGCCCTTATTGGATACCCTCAGACCCAGCGCGGCGGCGATATCGCGCACCTTTACATAGTTCGTGCCGTTTTTCAGGATGCGTTCGACGGCAACCTCCTTGCCATCCACGATCATTTTGCTTTTTTCTACCACTTCATCTTCAAACCTTTCCAAGAATTTTTTCCACTGCTCGTTGCCAGTGGTGTGATAGTAGGTGTTCATGTCCGTGCCTACAAAAGGACGTGGGCAGAACTTCCCGGACACGTCGTAGTGCCGGATGATGTGATCCGCCGGAATGTTGTGCTCCTCCATGAGCTTGCGGATGAGCCACTCGGCATTGTCCAGCACCTTTTTCTCGAAGAACCAGTCTGTGTCGTAGGCTCCCATGCGCTTCCGGTTGACCTTCCCCGGCCGCAGCTCCACGCCGATAGAGTTCCAGTTCCGGCACTCCGGATGCAGCGTACCGTCTCCGCAGTGCCACGCCACATCCGTATCCTTTACGCACCGGTAAATGATATCGCCCTCGTCTACGGCGTAGTGCGCGCTGGCTCTGGCCTGCGGATTTTTGAACCACTCGGCCACGCTGGCCGCAGAGCCGAGTGCGCCGAAGTAGTGGACGACGATCCATTTCGGCGTGCAGCCGCCCGCTCGATGGTTGATCGGCGTGAGCGCGTCCTTAATTACCGGCATTGCTCGCACCTCCGTACAGCTCATGGTGGAGCTTCAGCACCGACGCTTCAATCAGGTTGTCGATGGTTTCGGAATCAAACTGAATGCCCTTGTCTGCCAGATATCTCAGCACATAGGCTTTCTTTGCGTCTCCGTCCACTGCGGCATAGATCTGCTCCGCTGCCGAAACCGCGATATCGACGTATGTAGAGATCTTTTTCAGCGTCTCCGCGTCGATTTTTGCTTTCAGCCACGGAATAAAGAATGCCGACACCAGCGCTGTGATGAGCGCAATGATTGCCTTGATGATCTCTGTGTAATCCATTTTTGTACTCCTTTCAGTCTTTCAGCACGATTTCCAGAAACCGTGCCTTTTCCTCTGCCGTGTAAGTCTCCGGCAGGCTCTTGATGTACTTGAGTGCGTACTTGCTCCGATTCTCATTCTTTGCTTTCCAAAGGTAAAATCCGCTGCTTGCCGTCGTCTCCGCGATAACAGCAAGCGTGATCTCCACCAGTGGCAGGCCGAATGCGCACAGGATCGCCAACACCACACAGGCAATTCCGCTTCCAAGCAGCCACTTCTTCGAGAACTCCATTAGCCCCCCATCCCCAGCCTTGCCAGCGCAAATCCGATCAGACCTGCAAGGATTGCCGTGATAACTCCCTTTACGACCGCCTCCCAGCGGCTTCCCGGCAGCTCCTTGATGCTTTTCACATCGGCCTTGATCTCGTTCACGTTTTCCTCAATCGCCTCCTGCTTGGTCGCCAGCACCTCCACCGAGGTTGCCAGCTGATGCAGCGCCCTGTTGTCTGCCTCCAACTCGTCGATCCTGTGCGAGTTGCTCTTGCATCGCGCCTCCACGGAGGCGATCTGCGCCTGAATTCCATCATCCATCTTGATACTCCTTTCAAAGCTTTCTATTTCGCACTCCGGGCAGACCATCCGCCCCTCCGGGATCGTCTGTCCGCAGCATACGCATGTATCCATCAACCGGCCTCCTCACGTGTTTGCGCTTCCATACACACTATCGTCTGCATTGGTAACGCGCACTGTCTCGATCTGGCGCAGGCCGCAAACGGAGATGATCTGTCGAATCTTATCGATCATGGATTCCGCCACGCATTTGTGCGCATTTCCGGTAATATGCACGTTATCGATAAAGAACTTGCTGCGCAAATCGGTATCATCGTAATCGAGGAACCACTTGTCAACCAGATCTAGAGTCCAGCAGCGCGTGTGCGTCTGGCAGAGAATTTTCAGTGCAATCAGATAATCCACAAGCTTGATCGTGCTGGTTTTCCATTTTTGATTTTTGAACGGCAGCATCCACAGAATCTGCGCGTGTGGGAACGTGTCTTCCAGCAGCGTCAGCGTCTTTTCGACCGCACCGTAGAAGTTCGTATCCTCCGTCAGATTGGTTGGACTGCCAAGTGTCGCCTGCTCCCAATGATCGTTCGTTCCCAGTTCAACGACCACGATATCGACTGCATCCGCCCACGTGGCAAGTGACAGATTTGTTTTGTACTCTGCAAGCTTTTGCGCCAGCCCGGAATATCCCGACATTGCCGCATTGTATGCTGTATCGGTTTTCTGCTTCCCGTTCCAGTCAAAGCTTCCGCTGCCTGTCGTGGCCGACACACCACTCTGGCACAGCGCCATAGTCTCCGCCCGCAGATTCATTGGGACATATTTGCGGAATGCATTCTGCAATCCAGCGTTGGACGCTGCATAAGTGATGGAATCACCGATGAAATGGATGTTCAGTGTTCTGTCGCGCGGAACGTCTCTGGACATGGCCGCATACGCGCGTTCATTTTCTGCGTTTGCCATTTTGGATGCAAAAATCTGTTGCAAATATCCTCTATCGCTTGCAAATCCGTTACCAAGATCCTTTTTGTACACATACCACGACTGACCGTGCATGCCGTTCCCAAGAGTGCTTATCCCTGTCATTTGCAGCTCCGAGACATAGTAATTGTTTATGCGTTTCCCTGCATCCGGCTTCGTGCTTGCTCTAAGCACGTACCAATCCTGCTTTACCGTAAAATACACGGGCGGCTGACTCAGTGCCTGTCCGGCAATCGCAGCCTCGACATAGCCATCACTTTCGGCTTTCAGCAGGATTTGTTGTATGATATTTGCCTTTTTGTAGCCGTAGAGCCTGTCTTTTCCTGCCGCAAGATTCGCCGCCACATCCGGAAGTGACGGATAATAAGAAAAATACCTTCCAAAATCATTTATGTCCGTCGGATCGGTTACAACTTCGTTTGTGTTGTTCGGATATGGCAGATTGAGAATGCAATATGTTTTCCCGGCCTCAAATTTCATGGAGTAAATTGCACAAGCCGCACTTTCTACAGTGGTGATAGCACTGGTGCCGTACCCGTCCAGAAACAGCTCCCATGGAACATCCCTGCGTACAGTGCTGTATCCCGCCAGCTTGTCTGTGCTCACAGATTGATTTGCAAGCTTTTCCGCAGTTACGGCACTATCCGTGAGCTTTGGCATATCAACTGTCTTATCCACGATATCTGCTCCGTTGACCGTCTTGTCGATCTGCCCGCCGAATTTCCACAGATCAATCGGCTTGCCGATCATCAGCTCTGTGGGCTGTGCATAGCCGAAGTCCACCATCAACCAGACGGCATTGTTCGGAACGTCGATCGTGACCGTCTGTGCCGTCGGTTCGGTTGCATCCGATTCATTCAGCTTTGTCTGACCCGCAAATGTGCCACCGTGTCCAACCACTGTTTGTCCGGTTGCTCCGGTCGGAGCCTCTGCAAAAAATACGTAATTGATATACGCGGCTATTGCGCGGATGACGATTTTAGTCAGCCCCGTGACATCGGCCTTAAAGTTGTAGTTTTTATTCCATGAGTGGATGTAATAAGAGCCATCATTTTTGATCGAATACAAGAAGGTTTTTTTGTATTCGCCAAGATCCATGATGGATGCAAACTCTCTCTCAAGGAACGAGGTCTTTTGCGGCGACACTGCCCCGTCCTGAACGGTCGTGGTCGCCTCCGGATGCTTCGTCAGCCAAGTGTTCACCGCAGAGGATACCTGCGCGTCCGTCGGGCCGGATTCCGGGATTTCCACGGTTTTCGCCGCGCTTCCATCATAGCTTGTCGTCGAATTTCCAATCTTGATGTTGAGCGAATAAGGATTTTTGAGTTCCGTCGGAATCGTGGGAATATCAGACGATCTCGCCAACGTTCCAAGCCATGCCATCCATGCCGTGCCGGTATAAGTGACGGTTGGATACTGAGGATTTGCTGTTGGGTCTAGCGAACCTAGTGCGCCGAAGCCGAGCACGAATGTTTCAAAGAAAGGCGCTGCTGCTACAAGTGGCAATTCCAATGGTGCGTTGACCTTCTCAAATTTCACTACCGCATACACGGCATAACCCGCCGCATAAGCCGCATACACTTCCGCAGCCGTTTTGTCAGCATCTGCGGCGTATCCGCTACCTGTAGGCGTTACCGTTACATAAAACGTGCTCTTCACTTCGCCCGTCTGCCCATTCACGCTTTTGACCGGCACATCATCCGCGCTGATGGGCGTAAACCCGAGCGCGCCGACAACCGCATCCCTCGTGACATTCGCATTGTCCCCGTCTGCGCCCTTCGGGATTCCGAGGTTAAGCGTAGGCTGTGCGGCAGTTCCACCCATGCTGGCCGTCGCCTCGCTTCCTGCGGGCAGCGTCGCCACCGTTCCTATCTTGATATCCGGCGTCACGCCATCCTTGCCCGGAGCGCCCTGTGGGCCGGTCGCACCCCTCGACGGCTTCCCGGTGTCCTCGGTGCCGAGATACCAGTTCCCGTTTGCTCCGATCGTCGGCGTAATGCCGTCCTTGCCGTCCTGCCCGGTACCGCCCGACCCACCCGCCGGAATCTTGTATACGTCCTCAAGTCCCGGAAATTTGATTGTTTTCAGATCCTTCACCAGCTGCCGCCTCCCAAAATCAAAACTGTGTACGGCACGTCCGCAAACGTTGCCGAGATCTCGCTGGAAATAGCGAAGATCGCGTTCCCGGACGAGTCGAACGCGACGCCTCCGAAAGCGTTCTTTGCTGCCTTTGTGCCGTTCGCCGTCATGGACATATACGCGCTGAAATTTTCCGTGCTGAATGCGTACACGATGTTGTTTCCGCTCAGCGTGCTGGTCGTGTACACCAGCGCGAAAAATGGCGCATCGTCCTGTAGGAATGCCGTCGTCACGTTCCCGAGCATCAGGCTCTTTTTGTCCGCCGAAATATTGGTGGCTGTCAGCGTCGCGTTTGCCAGCACCCGGTACTGCACGCCCTTGACCGTGACCGACTCCAGCGCGTCGTATCCCGCTCCGCATGTGACGATCTGCTGCTTATTGCTTGGCGTGATCGTCCTCGTTTGCAGCTTCATTGCAGCGATGGTCTGCGCTCCGGCCAGATACACGCCTGCCGGAATGCTCTGCGCTCTTTTGGCCGGTGAGATCGTCTGCGCGGCGAGGCTTTCGATCTCACCCGTTACCTTTCCGCCGTTGACATACGCCGTGTACGGTTTGAGGATCTGCGCGGCGGTCGCCGTCGCATCGGAAATGTCCGGCCGCGGATCATAATGCCCGGCCTCCTCGGTCAGCTGCTCGATGGTTTTCTTTCCGGTAAACCCGAAGATCGTCCGCAGCGCCGACGCCAGCGCGTCGAGCTTGCTCTTTGTGACTACTACCTTATCGTTCTCAGCCATATGTCGCCACATCTCCATTCGGAAGCGCTGCCAGAACGGCATTCACCATTTCTGTTTTGTCCGCTTCTGTAAAATAATCCGTCCCCTTCACGGGCGTCTTGCCGTCCGCACCCTTCGCGCCCGGGGCCCCTGTCGTGCCCGTAGCGCCCTCAGGCCCTTTGATGTTGACCGGCGGCGGATTCTCCAAGTCTCCGTCGTTCGTCCAGCTTATGACGCCCTCCGCGCTGACGGACGGCGTGAACGTGTATCCGTTCTGCCCGCTCGTTCCGGTTCCCTCGGTCGTCAGCGCCCGGATGGTGATGTTCCCGTTGCCGTCGTCCTCGACCACGGTTTGAAAACTGTCTCCCTTCGGACCCGGCCTGCCCTGCGGGCCGGTCGCGCCGTCCTTGCCGTCTGCGCCTGCGGGGCCTGGCGGCCCCTGTTTGCCCGTTGGGCCTGCCGGTCCCCGGATGTCTCCGAGGTCAACGGTGCTTCCGTCCGTCAGCGTAAAGATCAGATGTCCTTCGTCCGATACCGCCACAGCCTGGATGCCTCTGGAAATGAGGCCGTGGATCGTCACCATCACGCTTTCCGGAATTTCGATTTTCATACCCTCGCCTCCTTATTCCACACGCGCAATGTTCCCGCTCGCAAGCGTGGTTCGGTTGCCGTGCGTGTATAAAATGTCGTACCGGTAGATGCCGCGCGGGAACTTGGCCGTCACCTCGTCCGTGAACGCCAGCGTGACCGTGTTCTCGTCCGCGCCGGTGAAGGAGAATTCCTGCACAGCCTTCTTTGTCCAGTCGTAGAATGTGACCTTGATCGTGTCCGTCTGCCCGATGGTCACGTCCGCGCCGTCCTGGTCCTCCAGCTCCAGCAGGAGCCGGAGGGAGAACGTGTCTCCCTCATACCAGCAAATGCACCCGTTCGCAATGCGCGGGCTGACCCGCGCGCCGGGGATCGTGTTTGCCGCGCTCATTTCTTGTCTCCTTTCTTTTTGTTGGCCTCCTGCCGCCACTTGATGATGTTGTCCCGCGCCTTATCCGCATCGCCTCCGATAGCCTTGTACGCGCTGATGTAGGCATTCTTGAGCCGTGTCGCCTCGTCGCCGGTCGCCGCCAGCCACTGCTCCTTGAAGTGGCCCGTGAGCTGTCTGGACAAATCGCCCTTTTCCACGCCGTGCTTCATATACTCCTTGGCAACCTTCCGCGTATCGGCAAGCACACCCTTGTCCACTGCGTCGAGGAACTGTCCGTACTTCTTCCAGTCCTCGCCGCCCTTCCACTCTTCGAGCGTCCAGTAAACGTCGTGCTCATCCTCCGCCCCGCAGTACTTTTGCAGATAGTCGGATACCTCGCTCTCTGGCATGGAGCCTTTCAAATAGTCCTCCTTGAGCTGACTTTTCAGGGCACTCTTCACGGCCTTTTCCGCATCCTCCTGCGTCTTTCCGTCCGCCACCTTCGTGCTGACGGCGTTCTGGTAAAAAGCATCCCATGTATCGCCGCCCGCTTTCAGCGCCTCCCTGTACCCGCTCCAAGGCTCAAAGCCCGTTGTTGAGTAGTTTGCCGCCAGCAATGCCGACTTCTGACTCCCTGTCAACTCCATGCCGTCGAGGATACCCATCGCTTCGTCGCGCTTACTTCCGGAAATCGTCTTTCCGTCCGCGTCCTTCTCGCCCTCCACGTTCGCAGCCATCACGGAGAAGGCAATGCTTTCCGATTCCGGAACGCCGTTGTCGGCGAGTTTCTTAAACTTCTCAACATATGCGTCCGCTTCATAATCGTCGAACAGCACGCCCTTTGCCTGTTCCGCCGCATAGTCGTAGAGTTTCGCAAGCATTTTCGCCTGCTGATCGTCTCCCGCGCTCTGGAATGCATCAGACTGCACAAGTTCATTGAGGCTGTTTCTGACTGCCTCGCTCCACACCATGTCATATGTCTGCTTCTGATATGCCTTAAGCTCACGCTTTTCGTCGTGGATATTGAGGGAGGACGGCGTGTCCGCCGGGGCCGCGTTCGTGTATCCTGCCTCGTACAGTCTTGCCACTGCCTGCACGGCTTCGCTGCTCACATCTACATCCCGCACCTGAAACACGTGCTGCACACGCATCCGCAGCGCGTCTCCCGTTAGCCCTTTCAACAGATTCCTGTTCGCCGTCTGCATTGCATCGTCATACGCCGTTCCAAGCGCAGGGGATACCGTCTTGACCGTCCCGAGAATATACGTCTCCAGATTGTTTGCCGGAAGCGAAAAACCGTATGTGGCGATCTCCTTTGCCAGATTCCGGATGTCTCCGAGCATATCGTTCCCGTTCCGTTTCAGGTAAAGTGTCAAATCTCCCTTGTTCTTAATCAGGTCTGCTCCGTCCATCACGAACTTGTTGATGTTTTTCCCGTGCGTGTCTATCAGCTCCAGCACTTTGTTGAGCTGCTCCGCGCTCTGTGAGTTGAAAATGTCATAGAATCTCTCTCCCGACAATGTGCCGCCGATCAGTTCCACGACTTCTTCGCCGCCAATCGACGCGGCTCCCGCGATGCTGGAAAGCAGATCCTCTCCCATTCCTTTCAGCACGCTCAGCGCCGTCAGGCTTCCGTCGTCGTCTCTGTATTTCTTGTCTCTGTGCTTCAATAGTGCCATGAGGAACGTTACCGCCGTAGACCATATATAGCCGCCCGCTGCGGAAACGAACGCCTGCCCGGCGCGCCGGTTCGCTCGCCTCTGTACTTCTGCGGATGCTCCGCTGCGCTTGTAGTACTGCGCCTCTCCGATCGCCTGCCGCACCGTGTTGTATACCTGCGCCGAGTCCGAGCGGAACATGGTGAGCGCTTTCGCCAGCGCGTTCTTGCTCTTGCGCAGCCTGCCTTGGTGCATTTCATCGGATGTAGACTGGCTTCGCGCCACAGCGTCGTTGAAGCGCTCTGCGACCTTCTGATAAAACGGGCTTTGTCCTGCGTCGATCTGTTCCTGCGTCCCGATCTCCAGCTCCGGGTTTTCTCTTCGCACGGCGTTTTCTGCCCACGGCCACAGCGTGCTTGCTGCCCATCCGTCCATGGCTGTGATCGCGCCGCCTCCAAACGTAAAGTTCAGGACTTTGTTGTTCTGAAGCTTTGTCGGATGGTCCTTTAGCTGCTTTGTCTCCGGCGTCGCGTAGCCCATGAGCCGGTAATCGAGCATCTTGGTATACTTGGAGATCAGCGTTCTGTCGATCTGTGCGATTTGCTTCGGGCTTGGCGTGTTCTCCGCGCCGAGATAAGCCGCTGCCAGGGGAATGGAGCCTGCCTGCTTGAGCACGATAGACGGATTGAATCCGAACGTCGCCGCAATGTAGTTGCTGAATATCTTGTCTGCGGCAGTCGTTACAAAGTCCTGTTCACTGCTTCCGCCCGCCTCCAACTTTGTAAGCTGATCCATGATGTATTTTTCTGTTACCTCGCCCCATTTCCCGTCAATCACGGTTTTCATGGAGGTCGTGCTTCCGCGCCAGTTGAGCAGTGTTTTCCAGTTCCGCGCCGGGATCGCCATTCCTACGAAGCGTGACGTCTGGCTGACGTTCCGCTCGAAAGCGTCGTAAGCGCCTATGTTGTAGGTTGGATTTTTGGACACCTGGCGCGTCTTGAGGTTCCCGACGCCCTCTGCCGTCGCGTCATATATGCCCGGCTCACTCTTCGTGAAGCTGCTGTTCGTGAAGATCGGCGCATAGTTTTTCCCCATGGCCTTGTCGTATCCATACAGAGTGTTGGATACACGGTTGATCTCGCTCTTTGCGTATCCGTTGTAATACCTGTCCAGCACGTCTGCCAGCGCCTTTTCCTCAACGGTCAGGTCGGAAACGATCGCCTTTACCGTCTCCGGCGCAAGCTTGATCGTAGTCCCTTGCGCGAACGCCTCCTGCCGCTTTCCCTTGCTGTAAAGCTCCCGGTTTGCGAATGTGCGGCCGCCCGCCATGTGGCGGAGATTATCGTAGTTCCTGCTTTCCAGATACATATGTACCTTCTGTGCCGGCGTCATATAGACCGTTACGGTTTTCCCGAAGATCGGCTTGTCGCCCATCCCCAGCTCCAGCAGCTCCGGCACCTTGATCTCGTACCAGATCGCATCCTTGCCCTGTCCGTCCGACCGCATGACCCATTCCCGGTTTTTCTGCATGAAGTCCTGCAGGATCTGTGCCGCCGCGACCTGATACGACTGTGCGTCGCGTTCGCCCTTCTCCAGCTGCTTCGCCATGCCGTACCATGTGCTGTTGGGATTCCATCCCGCCATGCGTTCCAGCACGTTCATGGTGCTCAGCTGCTCCATGTTCATGAACCGGTCGGACAGTTTTCCCGTGTATCCGCCCGCTGCACTGTTGATCTCCCGCACCGAATCTGCATAAACGTCCTCGAATATGCGCTCTTCCGCGTCCCCAAGCACCCGGTTCCGGTTCGCAAACTCTGTCCGCAGCTCTACCGCCGCCTGATACAACTTTCCCAGCGCGTCCAGATCCATGTCCCCGATCTTTCTCGCGTCCAGTCTCGTTACGATGCGCTCAAGCTCCTTTGACGGTAGGAAGTTCGGGTCGTTTGCTTTCGCATCCTGGTACATCTGCGCCAAATCCCGCCACGTCGCGTTGTACTTTCCAGACCACTGCATTTCGTTTGCAGTGCCGACGGCGTAAAGATCAATATCACTCAGCACCTCGTCGAACTGCTCACGCAGCTCCTCCGGCGCACGGAATCGATTCTTGTTGAGCCATTGCAGTGTCTTGAGCGTTTTCTTCTGAAGCTCCTGAAGCTCCCTTCGCGCTTTCTGCCGCGCGGCCATATCCTTTCGGTCTTGCCGTTCCAGCGCCCTGCGGTTTGCCTCTCTGGCCTTCTCGCGCTGTATCCTCTCGTCGATCCGCGCCTCCATCGCGTCAATAAGCTTTTCCTTGCTCTTGGCGAGTGCGGCATCCTTCTTCTGCAGCCGTTCATCCGTGCGGGCCTCCATCGCTTCAATGAGCTTCTGCCTGCTTCTGGCCGTCGCTGCGTCCTTCTTCTGTAGCCGTTCATCCGTGCGGGCATCCATTGCCTCGATCACGCCCGCATTGTTCTGCAATCTCTGCGCATTGCGTTGTGCCGATCTGTCCCGTTCTGCCTCAATGGCCGCCGTCTTGTCGCCCCGAAGCTTCACCTCAAGCTTTGCCTTTTCGGCGAAAGTCCGCATCGCCCAGTCCAGCTGCCGCTCCATGTTTTCAAGGATTGCATCGTCCGATACAAAATCCTTTCCGGCCAGTGCCTGCGCGTACTCAGACAGGCTCAGATTCTGATCCTGCGCTTCCTCCGCTGCCTGCACGATCTGCTCGAGCTTTTGCCTCTGGCTCCCGCCGGTCTCGCCGAACGTGTCTGGTGCCGCCTCAGACAGTGCCTGTGTCCACGCTTCGGCGCTCCGGTCTGCGGTGCTGTCCGTGAGATAGATCCCGGCCTCGAACGCTCGTTTGCGGAAGTCGTTCCATTCGCTTCCGAATTCCCGCCGCGCGCGTTCGCTGACATAGAGCCGCCCGTCTCCCACGATATCCGGCACAGCGTCCGGCTGCTGCCGCAGGCTCTCCATCATCGCACCTGAGGAATAAAGCCGTGCAAGAAACGCATCGCGGTCTGCTTGTGTCAGCTCTCCGTTCGTGTAAATGCGGTCGGCGAAATAATCGATCACGCGGCCAACGTCCGTCCTCTGTGTTTTCGATACGGAGAACATTTTGAACAACGTGCTTTTCAGCTCCCGCTGTGCAATGGTCGGCAGATTGACCCGCTCTGACCGTCTCCTGTCCTCCTGATCGTCTGTCGCCTCGGTAACCGAAAATTTATCTTGACTTTTCTGCTCTTGCCTGCGTATACTGGTATCAGAGACGGATGCAGTGCTTCTGACAGTTCCCGGCGACGGGTTCGTGTTTATTGCTGCATCCGCTTCTCTTTTCTCAAAAGAAGTTTTGCGCAGATTTAGCACATCGTACATCAACATGCTGCCATCCTTGCGCGTACCGACAACGACATCCGCCGAGTAGTCATTTCCACCTACACGCAGCAGCACATTCCCTCGGGCGAAGTCCGCGACCTGGTCCTTCCGGGGATGATTCAGCCCCTCATTGATCCAATCGGTTGTGGCGCGCAGAATTTCATCAGCGTTGCTTGTGGCTCGTAATTTGTCCGCGTGTGTCTGTGGGTCGTTATTGTAAAGCCACTGCATGTATCTGGAGAACGTCATTTCTCTTCGACTCTGCTTATCAATATGGATTTGGTTGTTGCCAACGACAACACCGTTCGGGAATTTTGTCCGAAGCGCCTCGCGAACAGTAGAGACCCACTGCTCCTTCGGGACACCGTCAAGGATGTCTGTTTCAACCTCGACGAAAGGCTGATTCCCCGTTGTCATTTCAATACTGTACTTCTCCGGCGGGCCTCTGGTCTCGCCGGTTTTTTCTGCCGTCTGCGCTGTCGTGCTCGGTTCTGCCGCCTCCCGGACGGTCTGTTGATACTGCTCCGCGTGTGCGCCGAATGCGTTGATCCCCGCATAAGCGTCCGCATAGATCTCTTCCTTGATGGCATTCAGCGCTTCATCAAACTCCGCGTCCGTTCCCTCTGCCGGCACGTCATTGACGCCGCGCCGGGAACGAATGTATGTCTCGACGATTTGGTCAAATTCTTCCTCGCTGAACGTATCCCGAATGTGCTGTTCGATCTGCGCATTCAGTCCCGGCGTGTTGTCTGCGATCCAGTGGTATGTCTCATGAGATGCCAGCTGGTCAATAGTCGCCCGAAGGTTGTCCGCCTGAACGATGATCCTGTCTCCGGTGAACACCGCCGCTGCGCGCGCTGTGCCGCCGTTTGACGTTCTGACCTGCAAAGGCCCGAGCACATATGTCGTCTCAAGTCCTGTCCGTTGCTTGACTCTCGCCGCAGTCTCTTTCATGCCTGCATCCCAATTTTCCCGCATAAAAACCGTGTTGCCGCGATAGCCCGTCCCACGGCTCACCCCAAGCTCGACGGTGCTTACTTTCGGGAGCCGAAGATCTCTTGCACGATTCTGTCTTTCAACTGCTGTTCTGCTTTGCTGAGCGGCCGCGTTTGTCTTTTCTGTCCTGCCTGCCACTGCTCCAAACGGCTTTCCGGCACGTCGACCAGACTCCCGTCGCGATCCTCCATCAGGTACGACGTTTTCTTGCTGCTCTTCAAGTCTTACCGCTCCTTTCTTGTTTGTCTCCTGCACCGGCGCTTCTTCCTGTGCCGCGGTCTGTTCGGCCTGCTTTGTCCCCGAAAGCGCCGGCTCCTGTGCCTGCTCTTCTGTCTCCTGAACCGCCTGACTTTCCGCCTGTGCCGGTGCCGGCTTCGGTGCTTCCGCTTCCTGCGTGATCTGCTGTTGCTCTGCTCTTGAAGGCTTCTGCATTTGCTGCGCTTCTGTGCCGCCCGGGATCAGCTCCAGCGCCGCTTGGATCGCTTCCAGCGTTGCGTCTCGCGTGTACCCGCTCAGCTCCGTGTTTGCCTTTGCCTGCGCTGCTGTGAATATCTCCCGCGTTTCCTGTTTCAGAATGCGCGCTTCTTCCTCGTTCTCTACAGTCAGTGTACTCAAGTATGAGTTCGTAAACCGGCTGTTCAGCCAGTTCATCATATAAGCAATGTCCACCGCAGTCCTGCTGTCGAGTCCGTATCTGTCTGTATAGTCCCGCTCTATCTGCTTTGTTCTTTTTGCAAACTGCTTGTCTGCGTCGCTCCAGCTTCCAAATATCTCGTCTCTTCGTTCCGGCTCCAGTGAAAACACTCTGTCTTTTCTTGCTTGCGCCTGCTCGTATTTTGTGAGCTGTGGTTCCTTGTTGAAGTCGATTTCCCGCGTCTCTACTCGCCGTCCGGCGTCTGCTTGCGTTCTCTTCCCGGTCTGCGTCTGTACATTCTGTACTTCCTGCACGGCCTGTGCGGTCTGCGCCGGTGTCTGCTGCTGCCTTTCCGCTTCCTGAACGGCCTGCACGCTTGCTTGCTGTGGGGCTTCTCTTGCCTCCTGCCGCGCATCCCGCTCATCTGCATACTGGTTGTACGTCTGAAAAACCGCCTCGGCCTGCGCGGCCTTGGCCTCGTTTTCCTCCGCGTCCACCGCTTCGCGTACCTGCTCCACGTCCACGGTCTCTCCGGCCTGATCCATCGCGTCGAGCACCGCGCCGATGTCCGCCGCGTCCGGCGTCACGCCATAGGCGATCTTGTCCCGGATCACCTGCGCCGCCTCCTGCACGTCCGCGCTGTCCACGCTTTGTGCAATGTCTGCCAGCTCCGAGCCTGCCGTTCTCAAGACGCGCTCATATCGTGCCTGCTGCAGCTGCTTCGGCGCGTCGGCCACATTGCCGATCGCCGAAAGGAACACGCCTCCGAGGAATGCGTTCCCGATGGACGCTGCGTCTGCAAACTCCGTGTTATCTCCGTTGTAGATGGCCCACTCTGCCACCGGGTCGAGAACTTCGGTGACGACCTCCTCCAGACCTTCCGACGCAATGTCAAACGCCTTGCTGTTGAGGATCTTCATGATCGTCTTGTTGCTGGTGAGCTTTCCGACCGCCTGATTTACCAGACCCGCGTCCGCGTCGTAGATCGGGTTTCCGCCGAACAGCCTTTCGGAGAACACCTCCAAGCCGCCCGCGACCACGCCGTAGGCCAGCGCCTGTGCGTCGCTCGCGCCCTTGTCCTTCGCCTCCAGTGCCGAGTTGCCGCCGGACGTCAGTCCGAGCGTCACGAGATTGTTGACGCCCGCAATGCCGCTCAGCCCCGCGCCGAACAGCATATTTCCTGCCGACGGCATCTGCTGCAGAATCCAGAGCGGAACGCCCTTGTATTTCCCCTCAATCTCATCGCCGATTCTGTTCAGTTCGTCTCTGTAGTACCGTGCCGTCTCTTCTCCGGCGGTCATGCTCTCGCCCGTGTAGTAGCTGCTGAAATCGTCCGCAAGGGACAACATTTTGTCCTTGATGCTTCCATCCGGCACAGCCTTTGCGAGGTCTCGCAGCGCCCATGCCGCCGCGCCGTTCGCGCCCTGCTCCAGATAGCCCAGGACCATACCCAATCCGCCCAGCGCCCTGTCCGCGCCGCCGGAGATGAACTGCGTTGCCAGGTCTCCCGCATACTCCCCGACGCGCCCGGAAACGGACTTGTCCAGAACGGCCTTCTTGTATCGCGTATAGGCAAGCTCCTTCTGCATCTCGTCCAGCGTCATGGGCGTCTCGCGCCCGGCGTTTACCTTGTCATAGGCATCCTTGAATTCCGGCAGCCCGCCGCCCTCGGCATTCTGTGCCCGCGCATAATCGCTTGCGGCCTCCAGCGCGTCGATCCGCTTCCCGTATTCTTCCGAAGTGCGCCTGCGGCCTCGCTCCTGGTCCAGCGCTGCGGCCTCCTGTGCTGCCTGCCGCTTTCGCTGCCATTCCTCAGCCCGTCTTTCCATCTCCCCGTCGAACTGATTCAGACCGATCAGGCGGCTATAGTCCTGCCCGGCATTCGTCGCCGCCTGCTGGGCCGCCGTTCCGGTCTGCACCTTGCGCTGAAACTGTAGATACTTCTGAATATCCTGTGCCGCCTGTACGCGTGTCTGCATATCCCCGTCGAGCTGATTCAGGCCGAGCATGCGGCTGTAGTCCCGCTTCTGGCTTCCGCCCGCCTGCTGGGCAGCCGTTCCGACGGATACCCTGCGTGGGAATTCCGTCTGCTTCTGGTACTCCGCGACATACTGCTTGTACTGCTGATATGCCTCCTCATAGCTCTGCGGCGTCGCTTTCTTGGCGTTCGTCCGGTAATCCGGATTATACAAGCCGTTCCTGACGTTCTGCCCGCCGCCGTTGCGCAGATAATCGTCAAGCAGTGCCTGACCGTTTGTGCTTCCACTGCTGGACTGTCTCGAAATGCCGTATCCTGTCTCCTGCTTATACTGATCGAGAAGGTCCCGCCCTGTTTGTTTCTTCTTCGCCATACTCTATCCTCATACGCGCGGGATTCCAAATCCGGCTTTGTTCAGGATTCCGACCAGTTCGTTGTACTGCTTCTTTCCGGTCGCGGTGCTTGTGTCGATCTGCGTGGACATGGTATAGAACAGGTCAAATGCCTTATCCTTCTGTCCCGCCATGATCCACTCGGTCATACCGCGCTTGAGCTGGTTGTACGTCTGTGCCATTGCACCGCCCGCACCGCCTCTGTTGTAGGTGTTGTCGATATACCCCTTGCCGCTTCCGGTTCCGGAGCTGCCCGCTCTTCCGCCTCCGCTGCCGCCGCTTCCACCTGCGGCCCTCTGCTGCGACTGCCAATAGGCCTGCTCCTGCGCGGCCTTCTGCTGCCAATAGCTGAGCTGATCCGACCACTGCGTGTAATCTTTGTTCCACTCGGAGTCGTAGGAGCTCCGCGCGTCGGCAAGATCGTTGTAGTAGTCCGATACCGTGTCCCGGTACTTGCTGTAGTCCATGCTCTCCCGGTCGCTCACGAGGCCGTACCGGTTGTAGAGATCCTGCCCCTCGTCCTGATACCGTCCATATGCCCGGTCGTAGAGCTCCGGCACAATGTCGTTCAGGCTCTGGAGGTATGCGTTGTAGGTCTGCTGCCCGACCTGCTCTGCGTAGGTCGAGCCGTAGCCGCCCGTGAGGCTGGCTGCCTGGCCCATCGTGTCCTGCATGGCCGTCCTGCCAAGCCTCTGGTACTGCTCCTTGTACTGCTGATAAAGCGCGTCCTGATTGAGATCGTATTGGAACGGCTTGCGGTTGGTGATCTGGTCGTACAGGCTGTCCAGCTCCGCATCCCACCGCGACTGATACGCGCCCGGCCTCCGGCTCTGCACCTGCTGGAGGTATGCCTTCGCCTGCGACACCGCGCCGGAAGTGGAGTAGCCCCGTTCAAGATTCCCGAGCCTGCCCGCCGTGTAGTCGGAATAGCCCGGCAGCGTGTTCCGCGTGGAATAGCCGCCCTTGTAGTTCTGCGTGGTCTGGCCCTTGTTTACGAGCGTGGACTTGTACTGCCCGTCCGCGCCCACGCTGTCGATGCGGTAAGTACCGCCCGCAGTGACCACCTCGTCGCCGACGCCAAGCCCGGACGGCGCACGTCCGTCGTCATTTACTCTGTACAGTGCCATCTTCCGCGTCCTCCTTCTCCGGCGGCCTTGCTGCCTCTGCCGCCTCCTGCATCTCCACGAGCCTTTGCAGCTCTGCCCGGTAGCTGTCGAGCACCAGCGCCGCCACGACCGGCGGCAGTCTCGACCCGTTCAGCGCCTCTGCGATCTTCTTCCTCAGCTCGTTTACTTCTCTTACCATCATGTTGCCTCCTCGGTACCCTCCGTGACGTTTCCGGAGGTGTTGATGCTGGCCCCGTTAAAGGTGAGGCTCGTTCCCTTGATGCTCACAGCTCCGCTGGCTGCGATCTGGATATACGCGCTGTTGTCGCTCAGTGCCAGATACACCGAGCCGCTGTCTGCCATGATTCGCACGGCTCCATAGGAAAACAGCTCCACCGCCGAGGACGCCGTGCTGGCGCCCGTGATGCTCAGCCATCCCCGGTTGCCAATGTTGAGGTTGAGCGAGTCCAGCCCGCCGTTGGTGTTTGTGCTGACCGTTGCGGCCAGCGCCGTCAGCTCCTGCACGTCCGCGATCAGCGACGAAAGCTGCATCTGAATGCTGGTGTAGTCGCCGTTCTTGTTGAGCAGCAGATCGCTTGCCTTGATGGTGCCGGTGATATCCGCGCCCGTCGCGGTCAGCTTGCCGGTCGAATCCACCTTGAATGCGTTCCCGATGGAAAGCCCGTCCGTGCCGAAGTAGAGCCCCGCCCCTGCCCATGTGTTGTCGGTGCGGTAGATGCTGCTCTCGGAGATGCTCCACGGCCCGAAGCTCGACCCGGCAGCCGCCGTGACCGTTCCGGTCAGCTTCGCGTCGAATGCCTCCAGCGTCCCGGAAGGGAAGTGGAGCTTTTTCTGTGCCAGATAGGCGACCTCACTGCCGCCCTGCCAGAAGCTGACCCTGCCGGACGTGACGGTCAGCAGCTCGTTCTGCGTCTTGTCGATCACTTCCTTGTCGTTGGACACGGTCGTCTCGATGTTGCCGATGCCCACGCCATAGACCGGCGTCACGCCGTTGTAGTACAGCAGACCCGTCTTGACGTACTGCTTCGAGTTCACGGTAAAAGCGTTGTTGACGCCCGCCGAAAACTCATACAGCTGCCGGATGCCGAACTCATTTCCGTCAATGGTCATGCTGGCCTCCTGCCAGTACTTCCCGAAGTCCGACACGGCCACATAATTTCCGCTGAGCTTGAGCTTGAATGCCTCGGAGTTCTCCGCCGCGAAATCCGCCGTCTTGATGATGAGCGTCTTGAGCGCGGCAAAGCCTCTCAGCTCCGTCAGCCGCTCCTCCTTCGACAGTGCGCTTGCATCGATGGCCTGCGAGATCTGCGTGAGCACCGCGCCCGCCGACCAGTCCGCACCGTTGAGTTCGTCCGTCAGCTGTACCAAATACCGCCGCAGCCCGTCCAGCTGCTGCGCGGCGTCCCCGCCGGTCATGGGCGGGTACTGTAAAGTCAGGCTCCCCATATGCGCCTCACAGATGGATGAACGGGGCCGTCATTTTCGGCATGTTCGTCCGGTTGTAAAAATCCTGATACGCCGTGTAGTAGGCGTTGTACTTGACCATTGCGTTGTTGTACCGCACCATTTCTCCATTCGCGTCTGAGATCTTCATTTCCAGATACCAGCGGTAGATCTCGTCATACGGCCACGGAATGCGCAGCTTCGTGTCGAGATCGACCGTTTCCGGATACCCTTCGAACGTCTGTTCGCTTGGCTTCTCCTGCGGCACACAGCCGCACCATTCGCGGTCGAGCGGATCGCGCGTCCGCACCCACGGCTCGCAGACCGGATTCCCGCTCCCGTGTGTTTTTTCTATTTCCAGATAGACCACGCCGTCCAGCTCACTGAGCCAGCGCACTTTATCGATGTTCTCATATTGATTTGGCGTGAGCCGGTCAACGGCTTCGATCGCCTCTCGGATGGTCATGCTCACTGCCTCCTTTTCACATTCCAAATTCGATAAAAGGGCCGCTTGCGCGGCCCTCTTTATCACTGCTGCTGCATTTCGTGGACGCGCTCAAAGAGCTCCGTCTCCTGCATCTGCGCGTGCTCCAGCACCTCGGCCACCGCCAGCGGCACCTCCACGGGCTTGCCGCGCGGCACCTGATATGCCTTGCCGTTGATGCATACGAACTCGAACTGCTGTTCTGTCTCCGATGCGCGCGGCAGGAAGATGCTCTTCGTTGCCTGCGCTTCGGCCTTGGTCTTTACCTCTGCCATGGTTTCCCTCCTTAGTTGGCCTCGTCCGTGCCGGAGTACTCCGACAGGCTCTCCACGCGGACCATGCGGTCCTGATAGAGGATCTTCGTCGCGGTTGAGAACTTATAGCCGAGCGTGCTGAACTGGTTCAGCGGGCCGCCCGCCTGCTCCTTGCTCTTTACGATCATTTCCAGACCGCCGCCCTCCGGATCGATCATACCGAAGGCGTCCTTGCCGAGGAAGAGCGTGGAATACACGCTGTAGTAGGTCGCCGCAGGCGTACCGCCCGAACCGGCTGCCGTCTTGACGGGGCAGGTGTTGTTGTTCCAGATCTTCGCCTCGGTCGTCTCGATGAAGCGAACGCCGTGCAGCTCGCCGATCTCTCCGTTAAACAGCGGCGTGACGTCTGCGTACTTGTGCGCCTCGATCCAGTCCTTGTTCTCGCGCAGATCATAGGTCACGGACGGGTGGATGATGGCGACGTACTTGCCGTTGATCGTCGGGGCCTTGAGCTTCTTCAGCGTCGTCACGGCCTTGTTGATCTCGGTCGGCGTCAGCTTGGACGTGTTGTCCATGCCGGCGCGGCTGTCCACGGCGGTGTGCGCGCCCGCAGCGCTGACCTTGTCGCAGTACTGCACGCTCGTGCCCGCTGCCAGCGTGTCGCGGACGAGCTTGTCCTGCGTGGTTCCCGCCGATGCGCCCAGCTCCTCGGTCGCGCCAAGGATCACGTCATCAATGGCGTGCAGCTCCAGCTGGTCGGACACGGTGACGTAGGTACCGTGCTGGACGATGGAGCCTGTCATGCTCGACTGGCCCAGCTTCTGGCCCGTGGGAATCACGCCCTCGGTCAGTGCCGGAGCGTCCGCAAGCGTGTTCCACTTGCGCCACTCGACCTTCTTGCCCCGGCCCTTCGGCAGCGGCTGCTTTCTGGCGAACTGCGCGTGAATGAGGTTCGGACGCGCGTTTTCCAGCAGCTCCGTGTCATAGTAAGTCTTCATCAGCGACGACAGGTCGTTGGGCGCTGCGAACGCCGTGGTCGAGCCGTCGTAAGCGTTTACATAGTTCTGCGTGGTGTTGACCAGCGTACCGGCGTCCGGTGCGCAGCAACCATGCATGAGTTTAAAAAGATTAATTTTCATTTAGCTCCCTTCCCGGGGCTGACACTCAAAAGGTGATCTTCTCGCCCCGATTGACTCGTGCGCGAATTTCGTCGCGCTGTTGTTTCGTGAGCTTTCGAGGGTCAAACTGTACGGGCATGCCGCTTCCGGCGTTGGCCGCGCCCTCCGGAGGGCGCATCCCGTTTGCCTGGATACCGGCTACGATCTGCTGCTGTGTTGCCTGCGCGACGGCGCGCGTCCGCGCTGCCGCCAGCTCCGCCTTGTGTACGACCTCATAGGCCGTCAGCGCCGGGACGCCGTTGGAGACCAGCCGCCCGAAGTCCGGGTTTGCCAGCTCCTGCGACAGATCCGCCTGCGGGTACATCGCCTGCACCTCCGCGAACTGCCCGACGATGCGGTCAAATTCCGCCCGCCGCTGCATCTCTCCCTGTGCCGCTGCATTCTCGCGCTGGAGTGCGGCGTTCTGCCGCTCCAGCTGCTTCGTGTGCATCAGCGTTTCCAGAGGGATGCCCTTCTCCATGGCCTCGGCCTCATAAAGCCGCTTGTCGTCGGTCAGCCTTCTGGTCAGCGCGTCATAGTCGATCTTGTCCGGATCGGAGACGTCGATGCCGTACTGCTGGCCCAGCACATCGAGGATCGGGGAGAACTTGCTGATCGTCGCTTTCGTGCCCTTGAGCCGTTCCATGACGGCTTTCTTCACGCGCTGATCGTACTCCGTTTTGTACTTGCCCTTGATGAGACTCTCGAAAGTTTCTTCCTGCTGCACCTGAGCGCCGGGTGCGTTCTGACTGGTCGGCGGGAAGCCCGGGCTGCCCTGCGGACCTGTCGGGTCTCCGGCCGGACCGTTCTGGGTCGCAACCGGGCTGCTCGTGTTCGGCTGGGCGTTGGCCGTCATACCGCCCATGCCGCCTGCATCGGCGGCGAAAAATGGGATAAACGATTTGTAAAACATATGGTTCCTTTCAGCCCGTCGGTGGGCGAGCCCTTGAATTTATCTCGTCGCGCTGTGCGCGGTCGATACGTTTTCTGCCGCTCAGTCCGGCTGCGTGCTCTTCTGCGACTGCTCACGCGCATCCTTCACGGTCTTTGCCTCCGTGCCCGCTCCTTCGCCTGGCATTTCTGCCTTTGCGCTTCCGGCGGCCGGAGCCTGTGTCTGTGCATCCGCGCCAAGGATCTGCTGTGCCAGCCCGTCCGCCATGGCCGGGTCGAAGCGCTCCGCCAGTGCCAGCGCCATCTGCTGCCAGCTTGCCAGCTCCTGCTGGAGCGTCCCGTTCTGCGCGATCTTCTGGCTGATCTCGTCCTTGCCGTCGAAATCCATCATGTCAAGCGTCGCCAGCGCCTGATCCGCCCTTGTCGGGTCGAAGAATCCGAGCTGATAGAATTGCAGCGCCAGCTCGTTCTGGCTGAGCCTCGTATATTCGGAGGACTTCTGCGCGGATACCTCGATATCGAATACCGGCTTTCGCCAGGACACATCTCCGCCAAGGCCCAGCATCTCCTGCTGCTTGAGGTTCTGGTTGGAGTAGGTGACGTATTCCTCCGTCCCGAGCTGGCCCCGGATGCGGAACTTTCTCGGCAGATCGTAAAACTGCCGGATGCGCTCGATCACCATGCGGATGAGCCGTGCGTATGCCCGGTACGCCGAGCGCGTCGCGTCCTTGGAACTTCGCCCGGACGCCTCCTGCAATGCGGCAATGGCGCTGGCCGCCGTCACGCCGGAGGACACCGAGCCGTTGTTTACGTCCGTGTTGCCGGTCGTCCACTTCAGCTCCTCGATCTTGTTCTGAATGACGTTTATGCAGTTGGCCGACAGGGGACTGACCGTGATCGGCAGCACGCTGTCCTGCCCGAGGTTGCCGTCCGTGTGTACAAACGGCTTGCGCCAGTCGGCGTATTCCTTTTCGCTGATGGATCCGTCCGAGCGGACAAACCAGCGCGGCGTGGACGCCATCACCGAGTTTTTGAGGATCGCCTGATTGAGCAGGTCGATCTGCTCCTGTGCGCTCTTTCCGATGTCGATGTAGCCATATCCGGCAATGGAGCCCTTCACCGGGAAAAGCGCGTCGATCACGAACGGATAATCTCCGTCCTCGTAAAGCCCGCTCTGCATGTTGGGGTCATTCTCGGTCGCGGAAAGGACCGTCTCTCCCACGAATTTGCAGAAGTGGAGCACGCTTTTTCCGTTCTCGATCTTCTTGTAGTACCAGTCCACCACGAGCGACTTGTTCGTCGTATCCACCTGATCGTCCGTCTTGTACTCGCTGACAAAGGTGTTGTCGCTGCGCAGCGTGTCGCCGACCTGCGGATACCGCTGCTTGAGCACGTCGTTGTCCACCAGCTCCGCGTAGAACAGGTTCTTGCTTTTCTGGATGTCGGTCACGCCCGGCTCCCAAAAGAGGTTGAGCAGATCGATCTCCCGGATGGATACATCCCCGAGGCCGTTGAGCTTGGAGCTGTCCCAAAACACGCCCCATGCCAGCGTTCCCTGCTTCATCTTCGTCCAGCACGAATCGGAGTAGGTCTCCTCGAAATCGTTCTGTTCGAGGATCACCGGCACGATGCTGGTCAACATCGCCGCCTCGGAGCGGTCGTCCGGCTCTCTTGGCCGGATAGCAGGCTCCGGGAACGCCGCCACGGCGTCCGCGTGCTTGCCCATAATGACGTTGAAGAGCCAAGCAGATCGCCACTGTGGATCGTATGGATTCCCGCTCGGACTCATTTCCTGCCAGTGCTGGAGCTTCCACCACTGCTCGCAGGCAATGAGCCGCTTTTCGAGCGCTGACTTTCCGGCCTTGTACTTGGTCAGCGTGTCCATGGCCGTCCGGATCTGCGCCACGCCGATGGGCTGCATCGCCTCACCCGCTCCAATGTCGCCCAGCACGTCCTGTATCGTTGTCATATTCGTGTTTCCGTCCATGTTTCCTCCTTCTCGCATCAGGCGTCACTTCCGGCTTCCAGCACACGCCCGATGCTGTAGAGCTTAAACGGCCCTTTTCCTGTGATCCGGAACCGCAGATGGTCACACCGCTGCGGGCGGATCGGCAGCAGGAACGTCCGCAGTCCGTGTCCGTCCATGTGTCCGGCGTGCCGGAACTCCCCGCAGGAATCGTACTCGATCCAGAAGTCGCACGCGCTTCCGACGGGCAGCTGCATCCGCAGATTCAGCCGTGAGATGTATTTCTTTCCGACGAGGCCGCATGTCATGATCCCGGTCGTTGCCGACCATGGGATCTCCGCCTCGACGTTTCCGCCGCCGGAGCCGTAGGCCGTGACGAGCATCCCGTCTGCGCGGAGCATATAAAGCTCATCGTCGAGCGCGGCGAACTGCGTCGCGTGCATGCCGTCCTCCCTGTGCCACAGCCCCTTGAGCGTGTCGTATACGAAGAGCTGCCATGCATCGCTGCTGTCCTGCATCGAGATAAAATACTTGCCTCTCACACCGCCTGCCGCAGCCTTTCTGTACAGCTCCGTCCCGAAGGCGTCCGAGATCAGATAGGGGAGGGAGCCGTCATAGACGCACACGCCGTCCCGTGCCTTGTAATAGAGCTTATCGGCAATGACGGTCAGGCTCTGCTCACTTCCGCGCTGCACGCCTCTGGCCTTGATCTCCTTGACCTGATGCGCGCCCTGCGCGCTCGGATAAATGCGGTGAAAGCAGTCCTCCTTGAAGAAGATCGGGCTGTCCGCCAGCGTCGCGGCTCCTGTGAAGCGTCCGTCCGTACCGCAGCTTGCGCGCCATGAATCCGTCGAAATGCCCTGATAGCACTCCCAGTTCTTGAAATCACCCAGCTTGCAGCAGTACAGCTCGTTGACGGTTTTCCCTTCGGACACGCCGTACCGGCATCCCCAGAGCCGGTTTCCGCTCTCGGTGATGTAGTCCATCTTCGGCACACGCCGGGCGGCCTTGACCTCACCTGTGCTCTGGCTCGCGTCCGCGTCCACGATCCCGACGATCACAAGGTAGTTGTCGCCGACGTCCTGCAAAACGTGGGAGCCGTTGAGCTTTTCGACCTGATCCGTCCCGTCGAGTCCGCTGATCTGCACGCCGTCGTACTTTTTGAAGCCCGCTCCGATGCCGTTTGCCTCCAGCTTGACGTATACCGTCGGGATGCTCACCCACTGGCTCTGCACGGAGCTCCACTGCTTGAGTTCATGCTTGCCCGTGTCCAGCCAGTAGGCGTCATTTGCGGCGTCCTCCGGCATGGCCTGCTGCCGGTATGTGATCGTGATAACGGCCCCGTCCACTGTGCAGACCTTGATGGAAAGCGCCGTCTGCGTGCAGTCCACGAGGTTTTCATGGCCCATGTAGCCGTTGTCCGTGTAGTCCTCGGTGTTGAAATACCATCCGTCCGGGAAAACGCAGATGTACGCGCCCATGGACACCATCTGTTTTCGTCCCTCGGAGAGCAGCACCCCGCCCATGTACGGAGCCATGGATAGCGCGTTGTACCACAGCACGCCGTCCTCGATCCATGCCAGCGCGTCCTTTGCCAGCAGCCCTTGGATGCCGGAGAAATCTCCGACCATTGCGCGGGCCGCGCGCTGAGACAGCAGGGGATAGTAGTCCGATGTGAGATTCTGCATCTCGTAGAATTCGCCATCGGCAATGCGCAGGTTGTGGTTGTAGCCCGCGAAGGCCTCCGTCACCATCTGTTCCTGCGCAGGCGCGTTCAGTTCGGGGTAACGCATTATCTTTCCTCCATCATGTTCAGCGGATCGATCCACTGCGGTTTTTCCGGCACGGCCAGCATCGGCTTCACCGGACGGCTCATGCAGAAATACCGCCATTCGTCCGCGACGTGATCCTCAAGGCTCGTGTCGAGGTCCTCCGGCTTGTGCTCATCGTACATGAGCAGCGGGATCGTCCGGAGGAACGCCTTGCAGGTGTTGAAAACGTACATGCGCGGGTATCCGTTCTCGTCGAATTGCAGCCGGTAGTGGCATTGCATCCAGCCCGGAATGCGTTTGTTGTCGCCCGGCGTGAAGTAAACGCGGTATCTGGCCGCTGTCTGCGCCACGCTTTCACCGCGCGAAGCGTCCCAGATCGAAGGGTCAGCCACGCCGGTGATCTGCTTCCCGGCCAGCCATGGATGCTCTCGCTCCATCTTCGCGATCTCTTGAAACTGCACATCCGGCGACCATTTGACGCCGGTGTTCGGCTCGCGCGTGCATCCGTAAAGCTCCAGAATTCGGTAGATCACGCCGTCGTAATCGACGGCCCACCACGCACAGGAGAACGGCTTTCCGTATCCGAAGTCGTAGCTCCGGCAGATCGTCCACCCCGGATCGGGCGTGAACGGCTCGATCACATGGGTGTTCTGCCGTGTCCGGTAGCCCTCCGGGTTGTTGATAAAGTCCTCAAAGAACTGTCCCTCGTAAATGTCCCACCGGCCCTCCAGCCATGCCTGCCGGAGCTTTTCCGGCAGCTTTTGCAGCGTCTGGACGTATTCCGGCTGCGTCTCCATGAGCGCCTTGTTGTCGGTCACAAGCGCCTGGATGAACGTGTAGTTCTCCGGCTTTTCGCCTTCCTCAAAAATGCGATCAATGAACAGCCGCTTGAAATATCCGTGGCTCTGACCGCCCGGATTGAGCGTGTAGTAGGTGCGCTTCGGGAATCCGTTTGTACCGCGCACCGTTGTGTCGATGGCGTCCAGCCACTCCTTTTTGAGCTGCGCGGCCTCGTCGATAAATACCACGTCGTATTCCGCGCCCTGATATTGCAGAACGTCGCTGTCGTTTGCGCAGTATCCGAACTTGATCGTGGAGCCGTTGCGGAATGTCAGGAGCTTTTTGTCCTGCGCATACCGCGCGACGCCGTTCAGCTCCTGCCTGAGCTGGTTGATGTGGTTGTTGAGCAGTTCCGGATACGTCCGGCGCACAATGAGGATTTTGATCCCCGGCCAGCTGAGCGCCAGCAGCTTTGACTTTGCGCGGACGGACCAGCTTTTTCCGCCGCCTCTGGCCCCTCCGTAGGCCACATAGCGCGTCAGCGCTTCCATGAATCGCCTCTGCTTGTCGGAGATGCGCGAAAAGTCGAGCGTTATCTTCGCCATTGTGCGATCTCCTCCGGAAGCTCGATCTCTGTCTCCGTCGTGCCGCTTGTCTTTTCATCCCATCCGAACTTTCGTTCCAGATGGAACTTTGCGCCGTTCGCGGCGGAGCTGTCGAGCCGCTGGATGTTGTAGATCTCGATTCGCGCCCCTGCGCGCGCGCAGGTCTTTGCGAACTCCTCCGATGTGCGCATCGCATCCCATTGCTTTTCGTCCAGTCCCAGCGCGCCCAGCAGCTCCGGCATGCACGGAGGCCGTATCCATACCTCGCGCATGAGCGGCTTTTTCCCGCGCATCACCGGCACGACCGCCGTCTGCGTGTGTCCGTATTTGTCGAGCGCGGGGCATTGCATCACGATCCGTTCTCCGTTTCTGATAAATTCCCGATCCTCCAGCACCGGCTCCGTCCTCGTCACCGGCTCCCGGTAGCAGATCGATGCGAAATACCGGTCGATTGCGGAGCGAAGCTCCCTCGCGCTCTTGTATACCTTTTCGTTCAGGCTCTTCGCCCCCTTTCGTTTTTCGGAAGCTCTGCCAGGCGCGGAGGTCCCCAACTCCGCGCCCAGTAGGAAGGAAAGAACATGGCTCGTACTGTCTCGGGCCTTCGCCCGGCACAGCCTCCGAAATATGCAAAAAAGCCGGACCCCCGCTTTCGCGGAGATCCGGCTTTCGCTCGTCCATATTGCCCCTCGGATGCACAAGCAGCCGACGACCTCCGCAGCAGCGGACAGATCATCGGCTCAGGCTCATAGGCTCAGGCTCAGTATTCACGATCGTGGTGTTCCTGCAATTTTTGCAGTACAGCGGGAAGTCCCGGAGCCGTGTGGACTCCAGCAGTCGGACCGACGTCCGTCTGCCGCATATCGGGCAGACGACGCGGTCTCCTTCCCTCACTAGCACCTTACCACACTTTTGTTCGCATTGCAAGTACTTTTTTCGCCTCCCCTCGGCATCGTCGCAAAACCCTACACATTTACAAGGCAAGATTTAAGCGGCTCCCGTCCGCTTCAATTTTTCATCCTTTTGGGATCGAATACATATTTATAGTATTGGTATCCGTACTGTGTGGCTCTGGCCTCGACGAGCACATAGCCGCGCGGGGCGACCGGCGGATGCTCCGGGCTGTACTCGCGCACGGCCTCGGTCGCAGGCTCCGGCTCCGGCTTGGTGCAGGTTCGGCTTGCCTTGTATCTGTGTCCCCCGAACTCCTTCCGCCAGTGACTGTGCAGGTAGTTCGCCAGCGCCGTGTAATCCTGCCCATGATCTACCTTTTCACCGTTTTGGTTTACATAATAGTTGTGCTTGCGAAGGTGCTTGCTTTCTACCACGCTTCCGAGGCCCCACAGCTTCGCAATGGCGTCCTCTGGAATGCCTTCGGAAATCATGTGGATGTGGAAGCGGTTCGTAGATTTTCCGCGCCCGTATACCATCACGATCTTTGCCTCTGGGTATCGGTATGTAAGCCTGCGCCAGTAGTTGTCGCGGATGCGCTTGATCTCTTCCACGGTATGCGCCTCAAACTCCGCGCTGAGTGTCAGCGTGGAGTAGAGGCTGGTCGGGCCGAAGTTGGCGTTGATAAGCGCCGCGAATTTTCCCGCTGAAATTTTGGAGTTGAATTCGTCGCGCTCTGCCTGCGTGGCGAAGCGCGGCTTGCGCGGCTTGCTGCTCTTGATATCCGCCTGTTCGCTCACGTTGTAAACGATCTGCGTACATACCGCCCCGGCGAATAACCGCCGCTTGTGCCTTTTTGCCATAATTTCTCCCGCCCTGACTTATTTCCCGAGGCTTGCGACAATTTGCCGTTCTCGCTCTGATAATTCCCATATATGTGCTGCGGCTTTCTCTGCTGCGGCTTTCTCTGCTGCGGCTTTCTCTGCTGCGGCTTTCTCGGATAGCAGTAGACCTCCGCCGAAAATCGCTTTCCCCATCGGGCGCTGGCTGTCCAGCTTCGCAATCTGTGTGCAGTCCTCGCGTTTAACCGCAAACTCTACACCGTAGTGCGCATATTTCTGCAGCATGGCTGCCGTCA